ATAATAGACCCAGTTCAACACCAAAATCTGAAGTAAGAGTTTCTTCGATTTCACACAAAGTACATGAGCATTTAGGCTTAGAAAGAATACATGATAAACCCCATTTGATGAGGGATATTATGCATAAAGAAGTGGATATCGAAAACAAAACACACACTGCGTATAGGTTTGATGCTGCGTTGATTGATAAGGCTGTCGTAGATTTTAGTTCAACTTTGACTTCTAATTTGAAGAATAAGTTGCGCAATCTCGGCAAATTGGATGATGATGTTGTCCTTGCAGGTTTAGACGGAGTTACTGGCATTAATGCTATGAACTTCGCCACGGCTTGCGGATTTCCATTATCTGGACCTAAGACAACTCTTGTCAGTAAGTCTGATAGAATTGTTGATGGAATTTCATGCCCTAGAGATATTGATCCAAAAGTTTTGGAGGAGATTAAGAAACTCGAAGAAACTTTGTTGGATGGAAACCGAATTAACACTGTTTTCAAAGCTTCATTAAAGGATGAACCAACTAAGATTGGTAAAACAAAAGTTCGTGTATTCGCTGGATGTAATATTTATTTTATTATGTTAGTCAGGAAATATTTCCTGTCGATTTCAGCCCTTATGCAACAGAACAAAGAAGTTTTTGAATGTGCTGTCGGTTTAAATGTAGAATCGCCTGAGTGGACTAAGATGATGAAACATGTTTATAAACATGGAGTAGACAGAGTAGTTGCAGGTGATTATAAGTCTTTTGATGGACGTATGTCTCCAAGATTTATGTTGGCGAGTTTTAAGATTTTAATTAATCTTGCTGAATTGAGTGGTAATTATGATGCTGACGATTTAACTGTCATGCGTGGTATTGCTACTGAAATCAGTTCACCAACTTATGATTATTTTGGGACATTGGTACAGTTTTATGGATCTAATCCTTCGGGACATCCATTGACTGTTGTTACCAATTCATTAGTTAATAGTTTATATATGCGTTATGTATATTATAGAATTGCACAAGAAGAAAGATGGTGGAAAACGCCATTATTTTCTGAAGCTGTTGCTCTATTGACTTATGGAGATGATAACATCATGTCCGTAAAGACTGGTTATGATGCATACAATCATACCAATATTGCTCGTGTTTTAGCTGAGTGTGATATTACATACACGATGGCTGATAAAGAAACTGAATCTGTTCCATTTATACATGGATCTGAAGCAGGTTTCTTAAAACATAATGCAGTATGGGATGATGAATTGCAATTATACCGTGCAGTTATTGAGGAGAGTTCGATATCTAAGATGCTCCATGCACATGGAAAATCACAGATTTCGGAAGAACTCCACGCTGCCTGCACAATAAAGGATGCCTTGGATAAGTACGCACATTTCGGACGTGAGAAATACACAGAGAGATGCGCGCAACTCAAACAAGTAGCAGACGAATGTAATCTCGCAGGACTTGTAGGGTCGTTCCCGACTTATCAGGAACAACTTTTAAAGTATTGTGAGAAATACGAATGGGACGAAAACCCATACCCACCCTCGAAAGAGGAGTAGGGTAAATTTTCGAAATGTAAAATTGCGTTGGTTACATGCAATAAAAACCAAAGAACCCAAATGAGGTAGTTACGAATTTGCATTTAGTATCTTCCAAACTAATTGTATATTACGAAAACTTATTTGTCTTGAACCTCCCCCGAGAGGTACCATTATTTAGTGGAGTAGTTTGAAACTACAATAAGAGAAGCTCTGATTCAGGTGTGTTGATGCATACACTTGTTTTAAATATAATTATCGCATTACTAGTATTACACAATATCCAAATGCATTGGATTTAAGTATGCATAATGGGGAGAT